CAACTCGGTGGCCAACTGGGCCACCTTGGCCTTGGCCTCATCGGTGGCCGCCGCCGCCTTTTGTACCTCGGTCATCTCGGCCTGGGCCCTCGCCACTTCGGCCGCTTCCATGGCCGACAGCTTGACCCGTAGCGCCTTGGCTTCCTCTGGCGTGCTGACGCCCAGGGCATCCTTCAGGACCTTGCGGCCGTGTCGCTCCAGGCGTTCCTGGAGTAGCGCCGGGTTCTGAAACTCGGGGACCAGGGATCCCGGGGTGGGTTCGGTCGTCCCGCCTGCTGCTGCTGGTGGCGTGGTCGTGTCGATTGCGGCGCCTGCCGCGCCTGTTGATTCCGTGCTCACTTGCCCTCCGTCCGGCTGTTTCCGCCGCCGTGTCGCGTATTGGGTGGGTTGCTTTCTGCTTACGGGGTCAGCCTACCACGACGGAACGGAAAAGGGGCCCGACCGTCAGGCCGCGCCCCTTGTCACGCATCGGACTGGATCAGAGGTTGCTCTGGCCTGCCAGGGCCTGGGCCACGCTGACCGTGGGCCAGGCGACGTAGGACACCGTGACCGTGCCGGCCACGACGTCCGCCGCGTTGCATAGGATCCCGGTCCCGGCGCCGTTCAACGCCACCTTCGTGGCTGCCGGTGCGACAGCTCGAACCGTGACGCCCTTGGGGCCTGGGGCCACGCCGGTCACGACCGTGGCCGCCGTCACGATCTTGGCCCGCTTGCCGGCCAGGAACGTGCCAACCGACGCAGCGATCTGGATCGTCTCGGTGACGATCACGCCTTCGGACGCCTTGTAGGTCAACTCGACCGAAAGGCACGCCGGATCCACCGTGACCGTGCCGTTCGGCATGATGCTGGCCTGGCCAGCTCCAGCCACCGCGCCGGTGGTGATCACGGTCAGCGGGACGCCGCCTGTCGCGTTCCACGCGGTCAGGATGATGGCCATGGGGGTCAGCGGGTTGACCACGCCAGCGACCGCTGGGTAGGTGACCGCTGACGTCAGGCCAGCATTGAACGCTTCGCCGGCTGGCAAAGACTGCATTGCGCTGGACGTTTTGTTCGGGTTGGCTTCGTTCAATACGGATCGGAGGGTACGGGGCATGGTGGTGGCTCCTGACAGGTGGGGAAGGGCTTACGGGTGTTCGGGGTCCGGCTTACGGGCTGACTATGGCGACGATCGCCCAGCAGCCAAAACGCTGATCGATCCTTGACCGCTGACCTGGATCCGGGTCGGGGCATCCGGCCACGGTGGAAATTCCACCAGCAGGTTGCCCTGGACCGTTAGGTGGGTGCCGTTGCCGGCTGCTGCCAGCGTGGTGAACGGGATCGCCGGGGCCGGTCCTACCGTCACGCTCGAATCGGGGCCGCACTCGATCGCCGTGATCACGATCTGGTTCAGGCCCAGCCCCTCGCAGCGGGGGGTCGGCAGGCCGGCCAGAGCGAACGCAGCGTTGATCCGCGCTACCACCTGGGCCAGCGTCTGATCGCCGGCCTGGAATGTCACCGTGACCAGGGGGTTCTGGTCGATCGTGACGTCCATGGTTTCGCCACCCACGAACCCGGTAGGGATCGTGATCGCGTCGCTGGTCAGCTCTGCCGCGCCGGCATCAATGCACAGCACGAACGGGCCGCCCTCGGTCCTGGCCTGGAGAAACTCGATCCCGATCAGGTTCGCCACGACGTCCAGGTCCACGAACGACGCACCAGGCACGCCTGGAGTCTGGACACGGATCGGGCTCGGTGTCTCGACGATCGTTTGGTAGTAGGCTGGGGAGCATCGCAGGGACAGGCGCCGGGTAGCCGAATCCTGACCCGCTGGGCTGGCACACCCGCAACCGTCACCGCTTGCCTGGAGATACCCGTTCAGGATCAGGTTGGCCACGGATCAGCCCTTGACCTTGAATGGTGCCGCGTTGCCGCCGGTGCCCAGAGCATCCGGGGCTCCGACGCCAACGGCCATCGAGTCACCGCCGTCAGCCGTCTGGCCACGTTCAGCGAATGGACCGATCGCGCCGACGGGGCCCGGTTGGTTGGCCATCGCAGCAGCGTCAGATCGAATCGGTAGTTTGTCAGCCATCATGGTGGTGCCCTCGTGTCGTTAGTGGTGATTCAGGCTGCCAGGTTCTGGCCGCGCCGTCCAGGGTGTCAGCCGCCCCGGCCGTTGCGTAGGTTGGCAAACGGCAGGCCGCCTCCAGGTCCCAGTGGCTGGACCGGCAGGCCGTCCGGCTGATCCGGTAGGTTGCCGCTCGCCATGCGCTCGGGGATCTCGTGTGTGCCCTGGGCGCCCGGCCAGCGGTCAGACTCCCGCATGGGCTGGGTAAATGGGCCCTGGATCTCGAATAGGTTTTTGGGGTCGGCCATTCCGGCAGGATGCGTCAACCCAACGAACGAGACAAGGGGCCGCGATCACTCCAGTGGCACGCCAGTGAACGGCCGGAAGTGCCGATCCACCTGGGCGCTGATCCAGGCCGGCAGCTCTGGGTCCACGCTTCGCATGGCCAGCAGCAGCAGATCCTGGGCCGTGGGCCGCTGACCGGCTCGAACTTTGGCATCGATCCAGGCCCGGATCTCCTGGTCTCCGAACATGGCTTCCGCCGGTGGTAGCTTTCGATCTTTCACTTTCGTTTCCTCATCAGCGCCCGGCTGACCGCTGAATCGAACGACCGACGCTGGGCCGCCGGTATCTCCAAAACGTCGGTCAGGTGCCTGATCAACTCGCTGGCATAAACGTGGGCCGGGTGGGCCGTGTTCTGCTCGGGGACGATCGCCCGGCTGAACTGGACGCGCTCTGGTCCACTTGGCACGACCGCCGCCGTCAGTCGGTCGTGAAAATCGGTGATCGTCTGCTGGGCTGCCGCGATAGTCGCTCGACTGGTCGGATCGGTCCAGGTACGTGCCGCCGCGTCAGCGCACCGATCCAGGATGTCCGCCTGGGTGTGTCCCGTCGTGTGGGCCTGGGCAGCCTGGAGCACTTCGCCGATCAGACCCTGGTAGCCACCTGACGCGCTAGCAGTCCCGAACGCCTGGGTTCGGGCCGCCGCCGCCGACTGGCCGGCATCCTCTGCCAGCGCCGCGCGCATGTTCGCGGTCACCCGCCGCGCCTGGATCTCCACCGCGAATTCCTCCGCGTTGATCCCGATCCCGGCATAGGTGACGGTACGCCCCGCGCCCTCGCCAGCCACTGGGCTGAACCCATGGAGCGTTTCGTGGATGTAGGTACGCAACCCGCCCAGGCCGGAATTGTTCTGGATCGTTGGCGCGAAAGTCCCGCGCGCCAGGGCCTGGGTCTCTGCCGTAAAAAACGCCGGCAGCCGGGGATCCACATTCATCGTGTCGGTGGCGCCCCTGTGATACCCAACCGACCCTTTATACACGCTGACCGACAGCCGATCTCGATGCTCCAACCCGCTCTGGCTCGCATCCTTTACCAGCCCGGCCCACCTGTTGATCGCGCCGTCCAGCGCCGCGCGAAGTCGCGCCTGATCGGCCCGCGAATACCGGCCGCGCCCGTCCACCCGGGACGCAGCGTTCAGGGTCCGGCCCCATTCGCGCACCGCCGCGCCGGTCATTCGCTCACGCTGGGGTGGTGGGGCCGCATGGTTGCCGCCAGGGCCGTGGGGGTGGGTCACTACCGCCGGCGCCGCTGGCTGCCGCCGCGTTGATCTGTTGGGGGCATTGGCCGCCCTGGTGGCCATTATCTGGGCCCGCATGGCTGCCGCCTGCTGGGCTGGGGTCTGGACCGGAACGGGGGGTGGGGCTGCTGGCCGGACCGGGGCCACGGGGACCACCGGGGCCGGACGTGCCGTTGGCGCCGGGGTCGGGGCCGCGATCGGTGGTATCTGGATCGCCACGGCTCTGGCCGCCGCGCTACCAGCCGGCGCCCAGTGTGACGGGGTATCCACGTATGTCAGCGACCCGTTGACCGTGGCCGTCAACCGTGTGCCGGTTGGGCCCACCTCGCCCAGCGGGATCTGGCCGGATCGGTGTAGCGCCGCCGGGTCGGCCCAGGTGGCATGGCGTGCTGGGGCTCCAGGGTGGACGCCCCGGCCGGCCGGGCCCGTGGTCTGGTAGGCCGCGCGCCAGGCCGCCGCCTGGGCCTGGGCTTCCTTTCCCTGGACGCGAAGGAACCCTTGCAACGTCCTGGGGGCCTCCAGCAGCGCCAGCCAGGCCGCGTGTTCACGGTCCACCAGGTGCTGGGGTACGCCAGGCACGGAAAAGGTGGTCGGCTGGATCGGGGTGGGCGCTGGGGCAGGCGCAACCGCTGGGGCAGGCGCCGGCCTGGGTGCTCTGGGCCTTCGGACTGGGGCAGGCGCCGCCAGTTGGCCCAGCACGGCCTGACCAACGGCCTGGGCTCGCGCCGTCTCGGTTCCGATATCTGCCAACCGCCTGGCCTGGGGATCGAACGGAACCCGGCCGGCTGCCAGGTTGGCGCCGGCCAACTGCCGCTCGTCCGGGGTCAGCGGCGCCGTGCTGGTCACCTCGCCCCATTCCTCCAGCCATGGGATCACGGTCTCGCGATCGTTCGGTCGGGCCGGTGGGTGCTCATACACTCGGCCGGCGCCGTCCACGAAGTAGCTATTGGGTCCGGCCACGTCTCTGACCTCGCCATGGACGCCCACGCTATCCATGGCCGTGCGTCGATCGAAATGGGCCAGTATCTTTTTCTTCATCGTGGGAAATTCGCCCCGCATGGCATCCATGCGATCCATCCGGGCCGCGTTGTATGCGTTGGCTGACTCGGTGCGGACGATCCGCTGGGCCCAGTAGCGCCGCTGAACGAATAGGCCCTCCGGGATCTGGGCCGTCTGGGTGCGTATCACCTGGCCGGCCTCGACTCGCGCCCGGAGCGATACCTCGCCCCGTGGTCCCCCATGGCCGGTCAACAGCTCGATCATCTGGGTTTGGGTCAGGCCGGCAGCGAACCCCAGCGCCAGGTGGGATTCAAACTCGCCTATCATCGCCACGCCGTACCGATCCACGCTGGTCAGGCTGGAGCGCAGGACGCTGGACGCCCGCCGGCTGGTATCGGGGTCGAACTGTAACGCCTCCCGGATCCGTGGGGCCCGCGACGTCACGCCGGTGAACGCGGTTTCCAGCCCGGACAGGGCCGCCGTGGTCGCCTGGACGCCTTGGGCCCAGACGGCCGCGCGCTGGGGCGCCATCGCGTCGCTGACGCCAGCCTTCACCTGGTCCACGACCGCGCCCAGTTGGCGCCGGTAGGCCGCCGCGCTCGCAGCAGAGAACGACGCCGAACCGGGGCCCGCGTTGGCCGCCGTCAGGCGCCGGCCCAGTTCAGCATCCGCGCGACCCAGCAGGGCGCTGATCCTCGCCTCGACCTTCCATCCCCTCGCGTCAGCCATGGCCACCACGGCCTCGCTGTCGGCCTGGAGCCTAGCGATCACGCTGTTGACCCGTGCGTTGACCGCCTGGGCTGAATCCGGCAGCGTGAAATCTTCGGCCATGGCCAAACGCTACCGCCGGCCAGGGTCGGCTGGCAATGCGGGGGCAGGTTGGACGGTGGGCGCCTGGGTGGGTGCTGGGCTCGGGGTGGTCGCCAGGGTTGGCGCTGGTGGGTGCGCCTTGACCGCGAAACCCTGGACAGCCGCCCGGGTCAGAAACCGGCCGTCCCTTTCGTGGTGGTGCTTATTCGCCACTGTTCCCTCCGTCGTCCGCCTCGGTGTCGTCGGTGTCGTCGGCCTCATCGTCGGTCGGCTCGAATGGTGACCGGGGTGGCCCTTTCCCGCCGAACCCAGCCGGGTCAGGCCCGGCGCCCATCGCCTCCTGGGCCAGCTTGACGGCAGCGTGGGATTCGTCGTCCATGGCCGCGATCTCGTCGTCCACGTTGTCAACGCCCCAGAGACTCTGGACCGCCGCCACGCTGGTGCGCCGACTGATCAGGGCCTTGCCACCGTTGGCAAGTTGGGCCGCCTCGGTGGCCGCCTTGATATCCTGCCAGGTGGGGCTGAAATAGGGATTCCAGTTCAGCGTGATCTGATCTGACTCCCCGGGGATCCGCTCCAGCAGCGTCACCGCGCCATCGTCCCCGTGCTCCACCCGTGGGGGCAGCTTGACCGACTGACGCACGATCACGGTCTCGCCGTCTGGACCCTCGACCGTCTGGGCCTGGGCCTGGACGATCCGGGCCGCTCGCAACATCCCGACCAGCAGGGGCTTAATGAACCCCTCCCCGTATTGCTCGCGAAGCACGTCAGCCTGGGCCAGCATGGGGGCGTACAGGATCCGCATGGCCTGGGCCGACTGGGCCGCGCCGGTCAGTTTCTCCGCGTCAGCCTGGACCACGTTGGCCATGTCCAGGGTGGCCTGCCGTAGCATGGCCAGCGTGTCCTCGATCGTTTTCACCGCATGGGCCGGCAGGACCGCATATTCGGCGCCGCCCGGGCTGAACACCGCCGCGCCGTGGCCTTTCTGGATCTGGCCCTCGTTGTAGGCCGGATCGATCTTGACCACGAACGTGGGGTCCGAATTGTAAAGGACCGCCCGGGCCTGGCTGCTGACCAGCCGGTTGATTTCGTCGAAGTTGTCGTGCAACCCGTCGAAATCGGACACCCCAACTTCATCTTCGTCGTTCGGTAGGTTCTGGGTCCAGTAGAACGGACAGAACCCCCACCCGTGGGTCCTGGTTCGCCTGGGGCCCAGGCTCCAATCGGCCGTTTTGGCCACCGTCGCCGGTATGGGCTCCCATTCGATTTCGTCGGTCTGGGTCCAGAGCCGTGCGTAGTAGAAATCGACCGTCACCAGCTTACCCGTGGCCGGGTCGTACACCCGCCGGGGGTAGCAGTAGGTTTTCAGCACCGCGCTGGGGCGCCACTCGGCCCGATCCTCCCAGGCCAGGACCGTCAGGTGCTTGACCGAATGGACCTCGACCCGGGGCCTACCTTCCACGAACGCGAACGACGCCCCGACAGCGCCGCCAGCTCCACCCAGGCGCCTGGCCGCGATAGCTCGCAGGGGCAGCCGGGCCGCTTCGGCCAGTCCCTTGACGTATTCCTCCGCGTCAGGGTCGCCTGGAACCGTCACCTCGGGGAATCGATCGGTCCCGAACAGCAGCGCCGTGAACCGGCTGTTGATCACCTTGGGGAGATCCCACCGGGCCCGTGGCCGGCGCTGGGCCAGTGGCACCACCCAGCCGGGCTTGATCGGTGCGTTGCCGTCGCTGATCAGGTCGCCGTCCCAGTCGTACCGTTTGGCGAAGTCCTGGACCGCCGACAGGTAGGCTTCGTGTCGGTCGACCACCCCGAACCGCTCGGACTGGGCAAGCTCCACCAGGGTCACACCCGTCAGCGGGATCTGGAACGTGGCGCCCTGGGGTGGGTCAGCCATCACACCCGGCCCCTGGGCAGGTGTGGCCGTTAGATCCGGGTGCATGAATTGGGACATATGGGGATCCTAGCTGAATCGGGGGTTAGCTGTCGATTCGATCCAGGTGGGCCGCGCATCGCACCAGCAGGTCCTGGGGGGTGACCGTTTCGGGGTCCAACCCTCGGAACGCCGGGATCGGTAACTTCGCCACCAGCTCGGAACACGCGATCGCGTCCTGGGTGGACCGGGGCTTGCCCAGTCGCAGACCGAACCACCGCCCGATCAGGATCGGAACGAAAAAAAGGATCCCTTCGTAGTCGTACCGATCCCCAACGTCAGCGATCAGCCGGCCCAAACTCGCCCCGCCGGGGACCGCGAATTCAGAGACCAGGATCCGGCCAGCCATAAACCGCCGGCGCCGCGATATCTGAACGCCCCCGACGCCATACGCATGGATCACCATGGGGGCGCCCTCGACCGTCATTCCGACGCCAACGTGCGACGCCCTGGAACGGGTGGCCCACCTAATCACCCAGGACGCCAGGCCGGCCGATCTCGTGAACAGGATCGTGGCCGGCCTGACCGTCACCGTGGGTCGACCACGGCCATGACTGCCGCCACCGTGGTGGCCGCCCGGATCTCATTTTTGATCGCCGTGCCGCCGTCCACGTAGGAACGCAGGGCAGCAGCGCCAGAGCCGAACAAGGTGATCACGTCGTTAGGGCCCAGCAGGTCCACGAACGACGCATCGTCTAGGGCGTTCCACCGGATCGGGTAGGTCGCCTGGTCTCGGATCACCATCAACCCGATCATCCGGGACTGGGCCTCGGACGACAGCGACAACCGCACACCCGATCCGGGGTACTCGAACCCGCCGCCGAATATCTGATCCGTCTTAGCGTCGACCTCGCCGAACCGTAGCTCCCGGGCCCGACGTAGCAGGGTGGCCGGGTCGTTCTGGACGTCCACGACGGCCTGGAGCGCAGCAGCCTGGGCCGCGTCCAGCGGGGCCGTGAACGCCAGCGACAGGGTATCGCCGGACGTGGACGCGCCCACGAACAACTGGCCGGCCGCGCTCACTTGGATCGCGCCGGATAGGGCCGCCAGATCCAGGCCGCCCGGAAACGTGGCCGGAATGTTGTATTCGTAATTCATGCCCCTACCTCGCAAACCAGAAGGGAAGCGTGCTCTTCGGCGCTGGCCACTGGCCTGACCCGTACAGTCCCACCGCCGCTCGACCACTGGAGTTTCACGCTACGCACGCCAGCAGCCACCGGGACACGCAGCACGATTGCCGTTCCAAATTCTGCCGTATTGTACGCCGCCGCGCCCGATCCCCTCTGGGCCACGCCATCGATCGTCACCCGGAATCGATTCTCGCCCGGGATCAGTATCCCGTTCGAATTCGAAGACGACGCCGACACGTAGATCAGCAGGATCGCGCCAGCCGTCACCGTGATCGAAGCGGTCAGTAGGTCGATATATGCGCCGGATCCCGTAGTCGAATCAGCCACCACTTCGGCGAAAACCGACTGACGGAAAACCGACGCGCCGGCCGGTGGGGCCGCCCACGTCCCGTCAGCTCGCAGGAAATTGGCCGTCCCGCCGCCGGATAGGGGCACCACCCCGGGCTGGGCAGCGCCAAACGTATTCACCGCCAGGGTGCGATTGGCGCTTAGGTCACCGCCGCCGGTCAGGGGGGCCGTGGTGCTGATCGTCCGCGTGGTCGACACCACCGGGGTGGTGATTCCGTCCAGCTTGGCCTTGTCGGCCGCGCTCATGCTGCCAGCCGCCGCGCCAGTGGCTGCCGTGATGCTGATCGCCGGGGTCAGTCCCCCGGACGAAACGATCGGCGCTGTCCCGCCAACCGACGCCACAGCAGCGCCGGCCGTAACCGTGTCCAGTTTGGTTTTGTCTGCTGCTGACATTGACCCAGCAGCCGCGCCCGTCGCTGGGGTGATCGATATCGCCGGGGTGGCGCCGCCGCTCGACACGATCGGGGCTGTCGCGCCCACCGACGTCACCACCGTGGTGATCGCGTCCAGCTTGGCCTTGTCGGCCGCTGACATTGATCCCGGCAGCAGGGCCGTGGCCGGGCCAATCGCGATATCAGGGGCAGCGCCGCCGCTGCTGGTGATCGGGGCTGTCCCGGTCACGCCGGTGACGGTGCCGCCGGCGCCCTCACCGCCACCGCCGAATCCTTGGTTGAATCCCATGGGGGTTATTCCTCGTCCGTTTCGGTGACCAACTGGAGCGACAGCGGCGCCGGGGCACCGATCGGGGCACGGGCCCAGACTTTCTGATAGTCCCGCTGGGTGGCAAACGACTGGGCGCCGGCTCTGGACGTCAGGATCAGGTGATCGTTCTGGCCATCGAACGAGACGATCACGCTCGCCCCTGCCGTGGTGGTCATTAGGACCGACGAAACAGCGCCGCGAAATCCCGGATCCCAGGTAGGCGCCTGGGTGTAGGCGGTCTGGGCCGCCGGTATTGATGCCAGCACGGATTTGATCATGCCAGCACCGTATCAGGGTGCCGGCCCATGGACCAGCCCCGACAACCGCCCGGGCCCCTACCGGCTGATCTGGGGCATGTTGCGCTGGATCCCGGTCCCGAACTGACGCGCACCCTCCCGCGCAAACCACATAGCCATCAAGCGATCCCCCGTGTGCTGGTCGGGCTGGTAGGTGACCATTTCGCTGACCAGCGCCTTCAGCTCGGGGTTCAGGCCGCCGGGGTAGCCACTGGGGATCACCCAGAGACCAGAGCGCATTTCGACAGCCAGGGATTCGATCCCGTATCGCTCGTCGTACTTATTTCGGCCCGTCGTGAACGGCCTGGCTGGCACGCCCCAGTCCTGGGCCCATTGCAGCAGGAACGCCTGGGCGCCGTTATCCTCGACCAGCACCTGGCTCTGGTAGGTCTCGTGAACGGCTTTCAGCTTGGCCAGGATATCCGGCGCCTGCCAGCGTCCCGACTGGAGATCCACCAGGATCCGCCGGCCTCGGTCATCGATCGCAATGGTCAGGATCACGGTCAGATCGCTGGTGGCCTTCGCCCCGACGGCCAGATCCACCCCGGTGAAGTGCTGGAGCGGCCGGCCGCCGCCGGTCACCAGTGGGGGCAAGGGGAACCGCTGAAACAGCCGGCCTTCGTGGATCGCCGCATCAATCCAGGCGCCCTGGAACCTGGCCGATTCACTATTCTGGATCTTGCATAGGTACTTCCGGGCGAAGTTCCCCGGGGTGGTCTCATCGTAGATCGCCAGCAGCCGCGCCAGGCTGAACTGGGCCGGCCACATAGGCCGCCACTGGTCCCGTGGATCGTCCGGGTTCAGGACCGCGCTGTATCGCTTGCTGGCATACCCCGGCCGCTTCTCCAGCTCGTGCAACAGGTCCCGGTCCGCCCAGGGCGTCCCGATAACGTGGATCCAGCCGCCGGCCACGATTCTGGTCAACAGGGTGGTTTCGTACCACTCCAGCAGCTTGGCCAGTTGGTCGGCTGTACGGGTGTTTTCGAAATCCAGGACGTCGTCCAGGATCGCCCCGTCCAGCCTGGAGCCTACCAACGGGCCAGCGATCCCCAGGGCCTGGACCGACGGGTCCCGCGCGATGGTGTCACGCTGGACCGTGATCGCCGTATTGTGCCAGGGGTCGCCGATCCGCCGGCTGGGCAGCAGGTTGGGGAATACCTCACGCACCCGGGGGTTCGTTTCGATGTTCAGCTTCACCGCGCCCAGGATCTTGCTGGCCTGGGCTGACGTATTCGAGATCACCGCCAACCGCCTGGACGGGTCGCAGCCCAGCGCGAAAAGCACCCGGCCCACCGCTATGTGGGTCGTTTTCGCGTGCTCCACCGGCGCCAGCAGGACCGCGCGAAGGTGGGTGTCCAGGAAGTCGTGCCACTCGTTATGGTGCTGGCCGTTCACCAGTGGCTGGCCGTTTTGTTCGTTCGCCAGGGCGTACTCCACGAACGCCGCCGCGTTGGTCCGCGCCTCGAACAATCGCAACTGACCCAGCGCCACCATGAACGCCGATCGCAGCTTGACCGGCAGGCCCACGACGGCAGGCACGTACCTGGGCGCCAGGGCCGGCAGGCTGACAGCCCGGACCAACATCCCGCCCAGGGCTTTCAGGCCGGCAGCGTCTAGGGCGTCGGTCCTGAACGCTCCAGGGATCCGGTAGGGGGCCGGGGTCATTCGCTCGGGGGCGCGATCCGCGTCAGGTAGGCCGACAGCGCCGCCGCGTCAGCAGGATCCACCGTGGCCTGGACCGTGGCCGCGATGGTCAGCGCCTGGACGGGTGGGGGCTGCTGGAGCGCATCGAGATCCACCAGCAGCCTGGCCGCCTTGATCGCGTTGTTCAGGTCCGGCCGCTCCTGATAGGTGGGCTGGCCGGCAGCGTCCAGGATCGGCTGGCCGGTAGCGTCCAGCACCTGGCCGCGCCGGCCCATGGCCTTGCTGTAAACATCGTTTAGGCTGGCCCGTAAATGGGCCCGGGCCGCATCCCGCGCGCCCTGGCTGCCCTCGTTCGCTGACTCGTGCTCCCAACGGGCCCGAACCCGCGCAATGTAATTCCAGGCCGTCCGTTCGGTGACCTGCCACCGGGCCGACAGGACGTTCGCGATCTGCTGGGGTGGCAACCGTCGCAGAAGGGCTTGCTCGGCCTCCAGCTCCCGCTGATCCTCGATCCGCTGCTTTTCGCTCATGCCCTTGGGCGTGAACCGCTTGCGGTTGTGGGCTGGGCCTCGGTCCTTTTGGTTCATGGGTTGCTCCGGGTGGCCTTGCCACCTGTCAACGTCTGCCACCGCTCGACGATCACGTCACAATAGCCTGGCTGTAACTCCAGGGTGTGACAGCGCCGGCCCGTCGACTGGGCAGCCACCAGGGTGGTGCCGCTGCCGCCAAACGGTTCCAGGACCAGGCCACCCGGCGGGCAGGTGGTGGCAACCGCTCGGACCATTAGCGCCGCCGGCTTGGGGGTGGCGTGTCCCAGTCGGGCCGCACCCAGGACCGACTGGCACTCCCAGACGTCGTGCATGTTTTCGCGCTCGTTATCGAAGTAGCTTCGATCCGCGTGAATCGTCGCCGTGTGGGCTGCTTTCACCCGGTCCCAGTCGCGCTTCAGGTCCTGCCATGCGACCCGGAACCGTCCCGGATAGGTGCTCTGGAGCGTCAGGTAGTGACGTTCGGGAATCATGTTGAATTGCGACCTGGTGAACCAGTGGCCGAACATGCCGCACCCACAGAGCCGTTGGATATCTCGGTCGGTCAGGCCCACCCC